CCTCATTGCCATATACTTCGTTAATGATGTAGCGCCGCCCGTCGATGAGGTCGAGCCAAAAGCGCTCTAAATCTGTCATAGCATGGGAATTCGTAGTTGTAACTGGTGTTGTTTTAGCCGTTTCATTGCAGCTTCGTAATACTCTTTGTCAAGTTCACAGGCAGTAAGCTCAAAGCCTAAATTGTGACAGGCTAAGGCGATAGAACCACTTCCTAAGTGTGTATCAAGTATTTTATCTCCTTCTTTTGCGTAATTCATTAAAAGCCATTCATAAAGTTTAATAGGTTTTTGCGTTGGGTGTATCTTATTGTTTCCTCCACTCCATTTAGTAAACATTTTTAAAGCTCTATTAAAACTTGTATAAGCTAGTTCACCGTCTGAGAAATCACCTCCTATTTTTTTTTCCCAAAATATCCACCCCATACTTGGGGGTAAGTGTTCGACCATATAGTTAGCACCCCAAATAATTTGATTTTTACTTACTCTTTTTAATTCTTTAAAGTATTCTTTATTCGGAATAGAACTGTCCCAGTCCTTATTTTTATGAACTATTCTGTTATTATGCTTCTTTCTTGTTCTTATAGTTTTCTTTCCTTCGCCAATACCATAAGGAGGGTCTACTATTGCTAAGTCAAACGCATTATCGTCCAGCGTTGCAAGGTATTGCATGCAGTCGATGTTGTGCAGCTCAATCATTGGTGCGTGCTTTTGCTCGTTTGTCCATTTCCTCGCGCTCGGTGTACGTCAGGCGGTTTTCGCCTCTCAACCAGTCCTGCGGCGTTACGCGCGCCGCGATCGGGTTAAATTCTGTTGCATACTCTGGCGTTATATGCCTTAAGGCCTCTGTTTGCATGCGCTCAAAATCTGCCGCCTCGTCCTGGCGAATCTTCGTTATTATTGGTTGCTTGAGCTGCTCATACTTGGTAAAGCACTCAACGAACTGCGCCAGCTTTAGGCGCTCATAATAGCCGCCGAAGGTTTCTTTAGCCATCATGTAAAGGCAAAGGCGCCAGTCCTCAATAGTAAGCGTTGGAAAGCTTTTTATAAGCTCTTCTAGCACCATTTTATACTCATCGCCTTCTGTCAAAGTCTTATTTGCATCTACAAAACGCACACATTTCGCTAACATGCCGATAAGGGCGGCCCTTGTGGCCTGTTCGTCTAATTTATACGCTGTTCGTACGTTCGTTCCTTTAAAGGCGGTTTCTATTGTCACCTGCGATATTTCCTGTTTCTGCAAGTTCTCTAAGCTGATTGCTAAGCTGGCGGCCTTCAATTGCTGCCTTTCCGCTGGCGCGAGGTCTCCGGCCCTTGGATGCACTAAATATGAGGCCTTTCCAGCCGTTTGCAATTGCTGTATAAATTGCTTGGATTGCTGCACTTTCTGTACTGTGTTCATTAGCAAGTGTTATTAATGCCCTTTGTTCTGTTTGGGCTGATTTATATCTAAATCGGTGATCAGTGTGTTTATATTCTAGCCATTCGGTCCAGGCTTTAGCAAACTCTTTAGTTTCAAAAGGTAGAACAACACCGCGCACTTGTGCGCCTTTAGTAATTGTATTAGTAGTTGTATTAGTCTTTTTATTAGTCTGTGGGCAATTCTGCGCACTCGTCTGCGTAGATTTACGCATTCGTTTGCGTGGATTTGCGCATTCGTTTGCGCTAATTTGCTCGTTCGTTTGCGTAGATTTACGCAATCGCCTGCGGTATCTTGTGCCCTCTCTAATTAAATAACCTTTTTCGATGAGGTTATAAATGTATCCTCTGGCGGTGTCTTCTGATACGTGCAACAATTGCGCAAAATGGTCATTTCCGGCCCAGCATTGATCGAAGCTTGCAACCTCTGCTAGTAAAATGCGCTCATTAGGTGCAAGATCTGCCATATTCCATATCTCAATTGGTATTTTAAGATAGTTGCGCTTCACCTATTTGCACTTGTGATGTTACGACTGCGGCAATCAATTGCATTACGTCCACGCCTTCTTTTTCAATCAATCGGCTTGCGTGACGTAACACGCCTTCCGGGTTTTTAGCTATGTAATTATATACCGTCCGTCTGCTTACCTCTATAGCGTCTGCGCACGCTTCAATACTGCCGTAATGCTGCTGTAAATACTCTTTTAGGTTTACTTGTCCCATGGCATGTCATTTACTTCTGTTTCTGCCGCTTGTTGCGCTTTCTCCATAACCTTTTGTTTAATGGTTTTTTCTTCTATATCATAGTTCCAAACCTGCAAATTCATAAATGCGGCATGATCACCTTGTTTATTGATATACTCGCGGCCTCGCAGGTTACAATGAGCTTTAATATGTGACCCAATTGTTAAGGTCATAGCTTCATCTGTCATGTCTTGTAGAAATTCTAACGGTATTATTTGGCTATATTTTCCGTCTGTAATTTTAACATGTACAGCACAGCGACGGAATCCGCTTTCGTGCTCAAAGGGTTTGCAAATTCTGTGTACCTCTCCTTCAATTATCCAGTCCATGGTATTTATAAGATTTATTAAATGATGTTTGCGACCAACTAGGCAGGTCAATGGTCCGTAATTGGTTACGTTTTAAGCGCTCAAATATTTCACGCCAGCGCAAAAGCGTGGGTTCTGTGTCAATTATTTCGTCTTCTAGGCCTTCATCTTCATCGCGCATTGTGCTATTTAGTAGCAAGAAAAGCGCGTAATCTTTGAGGCGCTCCTGGTGCGCGTGCTGATCGGCTTTAACGTCTTCAAAAAATTCGTCCAGATTCATGCGCTTTATTCAATTTCATCTTCTCCAAATACTTGGAACTGATAAAAACCAGCCAGCTTTAAAATAGCACGCGACAACGCCCGTTTTTCGGCCATTGCGATAGGGTACTGATTACGGTTATTCGACTTACTAACCTCGCCGTATGTCTCAACGTGTCCTATTTGGCATTTTGCGTACGCTTTAACGCAATAACGCCCGTCGCTTGGGTCTGACCATTCAGGAACCGTAGTAAAGGTCACCACGGCCTTTATTTTGGCTTGTACGTGTTCTATGCCTCGCCTAGTCATAATTACAAAGCCTCGCGGATCTTTATGAAAGTGGTCTGGTTTCATTTTATACTTATCGGATAAGGCCTTTAATTCATCAATTACGCTCATACTTCTAGTGTTAAAGGTTCTACGTCATAATTGATGTAAGGCGCGTATGGTGAGGCAAACCGCAAGCTGCTTAAATTCATGCTCACTGGTGAATCACACTTAATGTCGTACGCTTTTTCAACGTATAAAATGGCCTTGTCTGCACAGTCTGTAAAATTGTCTACAGTTATGCCATTTACAGCTATCAGCATATACAAACCTGTACCACTGCAGCTCTTCCCAGCGGCTACAATGCAATTACTGTAAGCTACATGGTGCAGAATCTCATTCATGTTAAGCTCTTTATCTTGGTGCTTTGCGTCAATGTCAATCTGTATTAAACCGCTTGCAGCTTGAAAGGTGTTCTGTTTGCGGTTCATGAAAAGGCCGTGAGGCATAATAGCAGGTAACTGCTTTTTCTCCCAGTCGTTTCGCGGCTGTTCAGGTCGGACGTTTTCAAGCCAGTCAATCAATCGCACATCTTGCACATTCTTATCGAAAGCGCCACGGCAGGCGCTAACATAAATATCGTTTACGTTCATCGGTTTTTGATATATGCTTTTACTAACTCATCTTTAAATTGTTGCATTAGCCGTTGAAATCGACGCTCTTCTGCTAATTCTTGTTGCCATGCGTTAAAGTCTTTTGTGGACTTTACATGTACGCTGCTTTGTACGCAAATAGGTTTGTTCATTTTACTTATCGTTTAGCTGTTCGTAATCGTGGTCGGCGCGTTCCATGAAATCTTCAAGTTGCTCTTCTTCATCGCTTGGGTAATCGTAACCCTCGCGCCACATTGATAGTATTAGTACGTTGTTCATGGGTCAATAATACAATGTTTATGACAGCATTGCAAATTATTGCACAAAAAAGCGGCACCCCCTCCCAAGGATGCCGCCCGCTAATCAAACCTAATCACGAAACTCTGTTACAAAGATAACTATTTTTTTCGTCTGCGCTTACTGCGACCCAAAACAACAGCATTTAAAATTCGTTTTAATATATCTATAACTCGGTCATCCTTGTCAGTCTCCGTAAGTGCCGTTATTGTTCCGGCAGCGGTAAGAATAGCTAAAGCAATCTCAGCCCAGTATGTAAGTAATATTTGTTGCATGTCTTAAAATTTCTTGAGCAAGGTACATTACAAATGCATTAAACAATTTATAGCAGTATGGCCGCCCAATACGACACCGCAGCCGATAGCCTGTTTTTTGAAGTGTTTAGCGTAGGCAGCGGCGTAGCTGTTGCGATCAATACCACAACCGACTTGCATCCCAAAAATTTTAAAGGTGTTGCCTACGTTCCATTCGCAATATGCTTGGGTGTGTATATGGCCCTGCACTGTGCTTTGCATATCGTTTTTTGCTTTTGTGCGTGCCGTGCCGCCTTCACCGTGTACATATTGCACGCCATCATATACAATCCGGTTACACCAGTTCCAAGTAGTGCCTAAGACTTCATTATAGTCTTTAATCCATTCTTGAGGGACTGATGAACTAAACGCCTTACGCATAATTAAACGGTCATGATTTCCTATTATGACGTCAGCAACAGGAAAAGCGCTAGCCCACTTGTCAACGTGCTTGATTGCCGCATGTAATTCTGATCCACCACTCATACCGTTTGCGTTGGTTTCGTGGTAGCTCGCGTAATGGTTGTCTAAAATGTCACCGATGAAAATAACAGCATTACAATTGTAATTATTGTATTGCTCTAGGCAAAAATCTAAATAGCAGTCAAGCTCAAAGGGACAATGCAAATCACCAACAATTAAAATGCGCCGTTCGTTTGCCCTTATAAAATCCAGGGCTTTGACTTGTTGCGCACTTAATCGCGGTCTGTGTTGCCTAATCATAAAGCCAAACTACATCTGCGTCTTTGCTAGGGTCATCATCTACATGTATAAATGTCTTAGCTATGCCAATTCTGTTAAATCCTGCGTCTATAAGGCCGCCTATTATATATGCGCGGCTCCTGGAATCTATGCAATGTATATCAGCTGCCAACCCTTTTAAATGTGCGCTGTCTTTTTTGCCGCCTACCTTGCGATTATAATCCGGCGTTCTGTAACCACTATTTATTATATACGGTATGCCGCTAAGGTGTCGAGCCTTATCTAACATCTCTAAAAATACCTCATCCATCATTTGCTCACCGCTGTTAATTGCGTCGGGGCTGCTGAACTCATGATAATTGAAGTATCTCACAATAGAACTAAAGAAATAGCTGCAATAAAAATTATAACGTCAGCTAAATCACCTCGGCCGTATTGTCTAGCCTTGTAGATAATATTAACAATGACTGTCGCTAAGATAATATAAACCATTTTGCACTTTAAACTATATACCACTGCCCACCGCTGCACAAAAATTGAACAGATTCGTAAGCCGTATTTAGGCTGAAACTAGAAGCGCCGTTAATGGTTGCGCTTGTATCGCCTGATGCTGGTACTACACTAACAATATTGCTAGCGCTTACTGTGTCGTTCGCAACAATTGTAATAATTGCACCGTCATAATTTGCAACGGCTGGCAATTGTATTGTACCAGTGCCAGCGGAGCCAGCATATCCAACTAAGGTAACTTGTTGCACGCTTGTAAGGGCATCGGTACGGGTGGACCTAGTAGTTAGTGTGTGAACCGGCTGCTGTAAAAAGCGCTCGAATATGTGCGGTGCAATAGTGTCTTCTGAGGTTTCCAATAATCCAAAAAAGCCGTGCGAAGGTTCACCCCCATTAATTGGCTCATGTGTGTCAATTATTACGGGTGTTGGTGTGCTTATATTTGTATTGTCTGAAGCAATATGAAACGCTTCATATTCAGCTTGCACAGCCCTAGCGATAAAGGCAGTTTCAAACGGCAAAAAATTGCGCGTACTAAATTTGACAACGTTTAAAGGGCTTACAAAAGTTTTGTATAAAGTGCCACGTTTTACACGAATGCTATTATTTTGACCTGCTAAAATTTCCTTAACGGCTAGTTGATGTATGCTTAGTGTTGCACTACTATTTGCAAAGCTTGCAAAGCTGTCAACGTTTTCAGTGTTAACATCATTTCTTTTAAAATTACGATAATGCGGAAAGACACCAGAACCTATAACTACTTCGTCTTGCGTTAAAACTTCTTGGTTTTGAGAAGTTGTATTTGCCTCGTAAACAACTTGGTCACCGTTTGTCGCACCTCCGTTTATTGCATGCATCCCAAAATTTTCTAAAAAACCAAAAGCGCTAGAGGTTGTTAAATTTGGAATTTCCGTAACTGTACGGTCATAACCTTGCACATTGACCGTAACGCTTATGCCTGTTTGCGCACTTGTTATTGGTTGTAAATCTATAATAGTAGGGTTTCCAGAAGTCCCAAGATTAATAGATGTGTCAACCCCCCCGCCATTGCCTGCGTAACAGAAACCAGTTTCTAAATCGATATAACTATTACCAGCGGTCACAGGTATATGAAAATGACCGGGCGAGGAACTCCAGGCCGGATTAGTAAAGCTCATACTATTCACATTAAAAGTCTCGTCAGGATTATAAAAAATAGTAAATTCTTGACCAGCAGACAGTGTGTTGTTATAATACAAATTGCCCACTTTAATCTGTATTTTTAGGACCAGATAAGCCCAACGATCTTCACCTGTTATTGAAGAATCACCCTCAATTTCGTGAGCATACGCAAACCTGATTCTAAATTCTGTCCCATTATCATAAGCTAACTGGTCATCATTTATAACAGTGCCTAACGCCTCTGCAAAAAGTATTCCAGTAGTATTTAAATATTGCGTTACAGGACCCAATAAAGGTAAATTTGCATCTGTTCGCCAAACCCTTTGAACTTTGTTAAGAGGCGGCAAAAATGTAGTAACACCGCCGCGCAAGCGCTTCATATCAGTATCAACCGTAAGCAGCGTGTTTATTGCGGTAGCGCTAGCGCTAACAGTACCTGCTTTTGTCACAGTAAAAAAATCTATTGTACTGTTATTTTCAACAGACCCAAGGGGCACAAAATAGAAACAGCCTTCAGCGAAAAAGACGCGAGCATTAAATGTTATAGCAAAATTTTTGAGCACCGTAAAACAGTCTAACCCTTGCGCGTTGCCTGCATTATCTTGATTATAAAATGCGCCGTGAGCTATTAACAGCTCTACAAAAGCGTTAACGCTCAAAAACGTTGTAGGTTTAAAATCGTTAGCATACTTTAGAAACACATCGCCACTAGCATATACGTGCAAAGCGCGTGTTTTATTTAATAACCTGTTAAGGTGTGCGGCTATAGTTTCTTGGCCTGTATAAAATGAGCCGTTGTCATCGTATTTAATGTTTTTAAGATTGCCTAAATCATCCACCGCCGTCAAGGTGTTTTGAATTGGAAAGGCTTCATCTTGTAGCTCGACCTGCTCATGCAATAAAACGCCAGTCCAAAACAAAGTATTTGCCCCGTCTGGGTCTTTGAATATGCTAACTGTAAAGTCGGCGTCTTCGCTTGTGGCTAAGGCCGTGAGAAAGGTAGTGTGCGCTGCTACGTTTTCTATGAATGTAAATGTAACCTCACTTCCTATGATTGGCTGCATGCGGTCTTCATTGTTGCCGCTATAACGTAAGGTGAAGCCGTCAGCACCTAAATTAAATTCTGTGCTGCTTGCACCAAACCCTTGCTGATGAATATTTAACTTGTACGTAGTGCCGAGGTCATCAGTAAACTCGGCATGTAGTCGGATAGGATCAGCCATTTAAAACCCTCTTACGCGGTTACGGTCAATTGCATTGCGTTCACTCGTTAACAATATGTCACGGCCTGAAATTTTGCCTGTCACCTGTACAGCTTGGCCGCCCATCATACCCTGTAATTTACTCAATGGCGCTATTACTTCCGGGTCAACTCCGGCGCCTTGGTTATCGCCTACCATTGCAAGCGTAGGGCCAAAAGCTAAACCACCTTCAGCAAGCGCTGGCGGCGAGCCTTCCATTCGAGACTGTAAGCCTTTGATAACTGCGCCAGCAGCAACGAGCGCAACCCCTGCTGCAATAGCGGCGATAGGGTTGGCTATAAGATTAGCGTAAAAAGCTGTTGCTGCCACACCTGCCGCAATAAACTGGGCGCCTAAATCAATCAATAAGTTTGCTAGCCCTGCAATAGTTTGCCCGAATACTTCAGCTAAAGTTGCAGTACCAGTAATTAAACCGCCAAGCGCTAAACCAATTCCAACAAAAGCCGATTCCATTTGACCTGCCATACTAACGCTTACGCCTATTTCACTATTTAAATTTGCTTGTCCTTCTGTTAAATCACTTACCGCGGTGCTTGCCCGTTTGATTAGTTCAGGGCTTGGTATGCCGTTATCTATACGTTGTATAGCAGGTTCTGCTGTACTTGCTTGACCTGAACTAGGCGCACTAGGAAGCAAGTTAGTCAAACCTCCAAGAGTCTTCAGGGATTCCGCAACACCTTCCTTGGTAAACAACTCTATAGGCTCGCGCGTTAAAAAATCTTCAACAGTTTCCTTAAAATTTTCTGCTGCTTTTCTACCAAACTCTGCAGTTCGTTCTGCTGCATTGGAAAAAGCATTACTTATAGATTTGCCTATTTCGTCTAAATCGCCGGACAATATGGCGCTTATAATTTTGCCGAGGTCAGTGAATGCCCCAATTACGCTTTCCACTGCAAACGCAAAAAAACTAAATACAAATTGCACAACCGCCTTGATGCTGCCAATAATAGCCCGCACTGCTGAACTTTCGTTAAATAGTGTGACAAAGAAGTTTATGACCTTTGTTAATGGTCCTGCAATCTCATCGGCAAAAGTCACTATGGCAATACCTAGCGCCACAACCGCACCAACGACCAAACCAATTGGACTAAGCAACGCAGGCAACACCATAAGTAACGGACCTAAAGCAGCCGCGACGCCTGCCGCAATAAGTGCAAACTTTTTTGTTTCTGGTGACAGCCTTGTTATTGCTTGCATCAAGTTAACAAAGCCGTCTAATATATCTTTTACAACAGGCATTAAATCCTGGGCTAAAGCTGCGCCTGCCAGCTTCAGATTATCAAGTGCTGTGCTAAATTTGCCGGATGCTGTTTGGCTTAGACGTTCCATAGCGCCAGCAGCAAAACCGCCTTCTGTTGCAAACCCTTTTAACGTATCATTAAATTGTTCAACGCTTACAGCACCTGCGCCAAGCTTGTCGGCTGGCAAGCCCGTAGCGTCAGCTAATGCGGTGAAGATTGGTATGCCGCGCTCTGCAAGCTGGTTCAGGTTCTCAAGCTCAACCTTGCCCTTTGCATTTACCTTAGCAAAGATTGCAGCAATCTCATCAATAGGTTGACCGCTTGTTGCCGCAATGTCTCCAAGAAATTGCAACTGTTCATTAACATCATTAATACCTGTACCTGACGCAATAAGCTGGCGCGCTGACTTGGCAACGGCTTCAATTTGAAACGGTGTCTTTGCAGTAAACTCGTTCAAATTCTGCATCATGTCGGCCGCCTCTTTCGCTCCACCAGTCAAGCTAATAAAGCTTGTTTCCATAGCTTCCAAATCTGCGGCTGATTTTACTGCAGCTAAACCAAGGCCAGCTATTGGCATTGTCAATGAGCGCGTCATAGATTCCCCAAGACGCTTTGTGTTGCGTCCAAAGTTTCGCATTTTGGACATGCTCGCGCCTAGTGCTTTGTCAAATTGCGTTGTTTTTGCGCCTATCGTTACAATGAGCTCGTTTAACTTTGCCATTCGTCGCGTTCCTTAATTCGTTGTATTAATTCTTTCTGCGTTAAGTTATGTTGGTTTCGCTTTGGCCTTTCCCAAGGGAACAACATTAAATCCTTAGGACGCAATTTACGGCCTTTTTTCAGGTGAGGTTGCATAAATATAGTTGCAAGCCATCTTGTGCGCTCCCATTCAAAACGCTCTTGCATTTCTGCGGTTTCTCTGTTGGCTTCTAAGGCTAAACTTAATTCGCCAAACGTCATAGACCAAAAAGCAGAAGGGGTTAAGCGTAATACACCTAACCCCATTTTAATAATGTCCTGCCAGCTTACAGCCTTTTCAGCACCGTCTACGCTTTTTTTTGGTCGCTGTATTCGCCAAGCACGTCAAAGCATTGTGTGACGTGTGCAAGCGTTATGTACTCCTCAAAATCTTGCAACTCAATATCAAAATCTATGCCTTCGAATTTGCAACCGCATTCAACACCAACGTAACAAAGAAAGGCGCAAGCATCTGCCGACAGCTTAGAAGGATCGGACAAGCTAAAAACGTTCACTTTTGCTTTGCGTTCAAACTTCTTTAACGCCTTCATAGAATACCGCACCGGGTATTCATTGCCATCAATTTCTATCATTAAGCTACAGTTTCGTCTATTGTTCCAGTCAGTTCAAAGGTAGCGCTGTAAGTTGCTGTGTCTTCTGTGCCTCCTGATTGTTCTAAGCTGGTTATATATGCATTGGCTGAAAAACTAGCCTCGCCAGTTGCAAGTGTCGCTTTACTAAATTTTAAAGTAAGTTCTGTTCGTGCCTCCCATGCACCATACAAATCTAGAAAGTCCTTGTTAGAAGCGTCAACGTAATCAATTAAACCATTTACAGACATTGAGCCGCTTCGCAATCCGGGCAAAAGTTCACGAAATGCAGAGCTGTCTTTAGTTGTAATATCAATTGTTTCAGCGTTTAAAGATAATGTTACATCAGTGGCCGCGGCTATCAATGTAGTGCCGATGTACACGCCTAAATCTGTGCCGTTAAATATCGCCATTGTTTTCTAATTCTTCTTGTTCAAAATCTATTTCGCCTGCAATATAACCCCTTTCTAATAATTCATTAGCAAAGAATGGGTGCACGCTAGGCTGATCGCCTTTCTTCCAGTTGTTACCTGCAAGCTTACAAGCCTTAATTATTTTAACCTTCATGCGTGCAATTTACGGTAAAATGATTCATTGGTTAAATGCCTTGCTTTGCAAGTAAAATTTTTAATTCGTTGACAGCTTCTAGTAAGGTGTCTAGCTTTTTCGCCATGTCATCGTCGCGCTTTTCTAAATTAATTATACGCGATTTTAAAACAGTAACCTCTTGGTTAATTTTTGTCCATGCAGCTATACCGCCTCCAAGTAATGCAATGAATTCAAATATCATTGCCGCCGTCATCTGTTCCATAATATTTATTTAGTGTGTATTGTTTTGTCAGTAAACCATGTTTGATTCAACAAGCGTACTAGCTCGTTTATCTTTTCCGTTTGCTCAGCTTTTGTTGCATTGCTTGCTAGCTCTTCTATCGGTATTGGGTTTTGTAAATGTGCCATTATACTAGAAAAAGTTGAAGAGAAAAATAGATATAGGTCGTTGCGTCTATGCTGCCGCTTCTGTGATCAACAACAAAATAGATTGCGTCGTCGTCTATGTCGCTTGTTGTGGTGAATTCTTTGTTATATACATAGATGGATTGATCATTGGGCGGCGTTGTGTCGCTACTGCGTGCTCTTAGTGTCATGTCATAAGAACCTGAGCCGCTTGGATTGTTTGCGCTCCACATACTAAATCCCCATGTTTGACCTACTACTGGGTCATCTATTCTGTAAGTAATTTTTGCTCGTACTTTTTTACTGTCGCTCGGTAATAATATCGCGCTATATACGTGTTTGTAGTTGTGTTGGTTTAGTGTAGTAGTATCGACAATTGCAGAGCTATCATAACTCCCTAGCTCGGTGCTCATATTAAAATAATTTACACCATAAACCCCGCCCAATATTACGCTTTCTCCATCATCAGATGAGCTAAATTGAGCGCGGCCCGTAACTGTTGCTAAGGGCGTTTCAGTTAAACCGCCACCGCTGCCGCTTGTTTGATTCGTCCAAGATAAACCGCCGCTGCCGTCTGTCTTCAATACTTGGTTTGCTTCGCCGTCTGAGTCTGGTAAGGTTAATGTATAGGTTGCGCCTTCTGCGTGCGCTGGGCTTTGTATTTTTACACCGTGTTGGTTGTTGCTACAGTTTAATTGTATTGCGCCCGTTGTACCGTCATCAGTACCATCGCCCATAATTTCAACGCAGCCCGTGCCATTCGGATTTATTTTAATATTACCGTCCGCAGTAGTTGTATTTATTTGGTTGGTTTGTACGTCAAGGTTTCCCGTCAATTGTGCGCTTGATGCCATCAACGCGCCTGCTGCTTGTACGTTGGTTGCGTCCGTTACATCTGCTCCCGTTTCGATACCTGCGAGCTTAGAGGCGTCCGCACTTGGGTAAGTATTTTTTGTTGTGTTCGCCGTTATTGCATTCGCTTGGTCTGTTGTTATAGTGGTCGTGTCACCTGCTAAAGCCGTTGTACTCGTAGTGCCTAACTGCAACAATGTAGTATCTCCCTCCAAGGCTGTGCCTGCTGATGTGCCAAAGCCGGGAAATGATGTTTTAGCTGTGTTCGCAGCTACCGCCGCTGAATCGGTATAGCTAACTTTTGCTGTGTTGGCCGTTATCGCATTTGCTTGCTCGGTGGTTATTCCTGTTTTAGCTGTATTTGCTGCAACCGCGGCCGCGTCTGTATAGCTTACTTTAGCTGTGTTTGCTGTTATGGCGTTAGCTTGTGCCGTGCTTATTGTAGTGGTATCTCCAGCTAGCGCGGTCGTGCTTGTAGTTCCCAGTTGCAAAATCGCGGTATCTCCTTCGAGGGCTGTTCCTGCGCTCGTTCCAAAGCCAGGAAAAGAGGTCTTTGCGGTATTAGCTTGCACCGCTGAATCATGTGCAATATCACTTGTAAGCGCAAGGGTCCCAGCAGTAGCAGGCAACAGCACAGTTGTATCACCAGAAACGTTGGGTACTCGTAACCAAATTTTATCGCCGCTTGAATCCTCAAATTTTAAACTGTTGCCAGCTTTTACAATAGTATCTGCTACGCTTGCAGTTGTTTGGCCGTCTATATGTAAAGCTGTAAATGCCGTATTACCATTGACGTCTGTAGCTACAATAAATTCTATATCTCCTGGCGAAGCTTCTGTAAGCAACAACTGTGTTGATCCTGTTTTAAGTTTTGCCGTTGTCCCTGTTAGCTCTAATTGACTGTTTGTATTTGCTCCGTCATTAAAGGATGTACTAGTGCCTAATTTAATATTGGTGTAAACATCATTAAAGACAGAACTATTAACGTAGTTGCCGCTGCCATCACTTAGTAAAATATCAAAGTTTGCCGGGCCGTCTATTGTAACGTCATCTAAATCATTCAATTGACTTGCGCCACCGCCTGCGTTTGCCGCCTCCCAATTTCCGCTAGTGGCGTTGTACGCAACTACTTGACCGTTGCTTACTCCTGTAACATCAACGTCACTTAAATCGCCTAGTACAGCGCCAGTTACTGGCGTGCCTAAAGCTATGGTAATGTCATCGCGCTTGATGCGAAATGTAAATTTTAAGACTTGACTGTAGCGCCTTGGTTGATATTCTATCTCTATATCTACATCATTAAATTGAACGCTCTCTACGTTAACACCGTTATAAGTGCCGCTTATTCTATCTAAGGCGCCGCGCACCTTTTCGCCTAGGTCGGCCGCTTGGTCATAAGTATCAGCATAACACAAAAATTCAAATCGTACTTCGTCTAATTCGCTTGGTCCGTCGTGCGTGTCATCTGGATCAACGCTTTGCAATTGATAAACAATAAAAGGCGTTGCCGCTTCTTGTTCTGCAATTTCCGGAAATATCCGAGTACCCACTAAAGCGGTGACGTTGCTGTTAGTGCTTAAAATTCCATATACTGCTTTTCCTGCGTTCATTTCTTTGTCTTCTTTGCCGCCTTGCGTGCTGCCTTGCGAATTTGAAACTCGTACTTCTTGCGCATCTTTGTCAGCGCTTCCTGCCGCTTGTTGCGAATAGAGCGCTCAAACACGCCCTTGTTTCTGCCGCCGCCAAACTTTTGGTCACCACCTTCAACGATGTTTGCAAACCAGCCGTCATTTTCGTGTTTCATTCTTTTACCTACACGAGGACCGACCCAATAGGTGCTGGCCTGTTTGTCGATGAGCCACACGCGAATTGAACGCCGCAGCGTACCAATTTCAATGTTGTCGGTTTCCTTAATTTCCTTCTGACCTCTACGAATGCGGATAACCTCCCGCGCGTCCTTAATGTTGTTCACCATCTCCTTTTTGTAGATGTTGCCAACGGATCGGTGGATGCGCTTCTGCACGTCCTTATCCTTAACCTGCTTTCGCAATTCTTCGAACTGCTTCATCAGCGGCTTTATATCTGCGCCAATACCTTCAAAGCCTACGCCTGCCCCTTTACCTTCTAAACTACCTGCGCCCATTACGTACCTGTTATTTGACAAAGCAGAACAAGCTGATCTTCTCGGCCTATCTCTTCAATACCTTGTATGTTATAAATTTTGGAGTCATACACTACGCGGTCGTTTGCTTGGATGCTCCTGCTGTCTGTGCTGCTCCTAATCTTAAAGCGTACACGCTGCACAGGCATGTCCTGATCTGTAGTGATGCGCTCGGTCATACCTTCGCCCGTCTTCATCAGCTCAGCCCATACGGTAATAAAATTCGCGTAATCTAAACGCCTTTCACCGTACACGTTCGCTGTAGTCGTGTAACGCTGTATTGTAATGCGCCTGTCGCTTTTGCCTATCCTCATCGGTCAGAAATTACGCGGTATGGATTTAGTAAGCTGTGAATCAGGTTTGGCACTTCGCTGCTTATAGTACCCACAACAACAATATTGCGATTTTCGTAGAAGTGCGCAACAAGTAATTTTACAGCATGTATTAAGCCGTCAGGTATTTCGGCCTCTAAATACCCTAGTTCCATGGTTACCTGTACGCCGTTACTTGTGTCTGGGTGGACCGTTGGCGGTGATATTGTTGTTATGCGCGCTGGCTTGCGCTTCAGGTCCGTATAGTATTGCGAGGTCGCCAGTGTTAGCGTGGTGCTTGGCGTGTTATTGTAAACTATACTAGTGATGCTGCGCACCGGGCCAATTGGTATTTCCCAAGTACCTGTAAAGCCGTCTAAGTACATAATCGCCGTAACATCGCCCAGTTGAACATTACAATAGTTTTGCACGTATTCAATGGCTGCGCTACGTAGCGCCTCTATCATTGTATCTTCGTCGCTGTGATCTACGCGCAAAAAAGTTTTTAAATCCGCCGTACTTACTATACTAGCTTCATTTGCCGCTCCATTTATTTCTAGGGTGTAATACATGACTGCAAGATAAAAAAAAGGCCGCGCATGGTTGCACGGCCCTTTTTAGTAGAATTACTTTAGCCTTATGCGTCAGCTCCTTCAATAGTAGCTTGAGCAAAGACCATAGCACCAAGGGACTCAGCGCGCCGCACTTTTGCATCAAAGAAAGTATCAACTACAATCTTTACGTTGCCTTCTGATAATTGACTAAATGGGTCAATACTTACGTCAAGGCCGCCCCAGTTAGCGTAAAACAAGTCTGTCCAGTCACCGTAGTACAAGAAGCGCAAAGCAGCGCCGTTTGCACCAAATGCAACGTCCTCTGCATCGCTCAAGAATTGTGAGGCCTGCACACTAGTAGCGTCAATAGAAGGGACCGTACCGCTGGATAACACATTGTAACCCATGATTTGCCCATTCTCAACTAATGCGCTCACATTAGAAACGTTAGGAAGACTCATTAAATAGGCAAAGTCAGACGGATGAGCAACAAAAGCTGTGTTGTTCTCTGCGCCGTTTGCCGTAATTGTACTCCACAAGTCGCGGACATTGTCAGCAGTGATAGCTGGGATGTCGTTGTCACCTGTTTCAATACGACCTACCACAGTACCAGTTTTACCTGCCAAAGCAGCAGCGCCACCTACACCGTGAATAGCGTTCAAAGCAATCTTGTCCTGCGCAATAGCAATAGCTCGCCCAAAGTCAGCGGCAATGACATTACTCATGTTGCCACTAGTTTGGTTCAAAGCTTCTTTTGTAACTGTCATTTGCTGCGCAATGCGCTGCGGTGACAAAGTAGCTGAACCCATGGCGCCGCTGTTGGCCGTCGCCGCAGCACCTTCTACGGGTGTGCTAGCCGCATCATTCGGTAGTGACGGCATTTTAATATCACCAACAAAGCCATTAAGCTGTGTGGCTCCTGTAGCAGTCAACAAAGAGTTTGCACGCAATGCGCCTACCAACTCGGTTACCTCAGTCGCTACAGTTGTTACTGCAGTGTTTACGCCTGACTGTGATGAGTCAACGCCGTATACATTACGAGCCTCTACTAGCATGCTTTGGGGAATCGCAAAGTTTCCGCGAATCTCTAGGCCGCGGCTTGTTGCCTCTTCGCGTGCTTCTTGAAAAGCTTCTTTTTCTAAACCTGTCAAGGGCTGACCGTTAGACAGCTCTCGCATTGCTTTAGAGAAATCAAAGCGGGCGTTTGCTTTTATGGCCTCTTTATCGCTTCGCACTACTGCATCAGCAGCAACGGCGCGAGCTTTTAGGCGCTGTTCGTTTTTTGCTAGGGCGTCTCGTTGTTGCTCTGCACCTTCTAGCTTTGTGTGAATTTCTTGCGTTTCTTCCAATTCCTCAGAAGTTAACGCGCGCTCCTCGGTTTCTGCGAGGGCGTTGATGTTAGCCAACTTGTCCTCCAACTGGGAAATGTAGCGGGCCGCATCATTTGAATTGCGTAAGTTCATATTTTTAAAATGTTTTGCGGGCTTACTTTCCGCGGTTTGCTCAAAGGTACGTAACTCCTTTTTTATAGGTTTTTCCTGTGAAGGAGTTTGAATTTCTTCTACTGGCTCAGGCTTTTGCATTGCCATCTGTCGCGCTGCTACTGTAGTAGTTGGGTAAGCTGGATATGTTACCGGGCTTACGTCTAATAGCCTAGCGACCTTTAGCACGCGGCGCACGCTACGGTCCTCACTAAATTCTTGTTCGCCAATAGTAAAGGCAAAACTACTTTGAGTTATATCGCCGCGCTTAATCAGCTTGTACAGGTCGCGACCGTCTTGCGTATCCGCTAAAGCCGCACGGTACTTTAAGCCGCTTGCGTCTACGCTTATTTCTAGCGTGCCGTTCGTTGTGCGTGCCATCGGTGCGCCGTCATGATTGAGCAGCAGCCGCACATCATCTTCCATAACCTCATCAAATGCACCACGCGCAATTTCTTCTTTGAAATATCCTAGGTCTGTGCGCTCTTCAAAGTTAGCGGCGTAACCTTCTATAACTAAGGAGTCGTCAACAGCGGCGCGAACTTCAGAGGTGCGCAATTCGACATTATCGCCATACTTAGCGCGGATTTCTTGTTCGTGCTTTTCTGCTGTTCTATATGGCTTTTCCTTTTCTTTCTTCTTGCCATTGGTTGCCACTTGGTGCGATTCGCAAGCCATGTAAACTGTTTGCCCTTCGAATTCGTGCGTGTGGTATCCTTCACAGCCTTGACGCTTTGCCTGCTCTAAAGCTTCTTCTATAGTGCTAAAAACGGGTTCACCGTCTAGCGTGCCTACGCGCTCACGCTGCGCGGCTTCTGTGTTTTTATCGCTCATCTTTTTTTCTTTTTCTTTTGATCGTAGCGGGTGACCTTTTGGAAATAAATCAGTGTCGTGTTTGCCACCTCGAAAGCGTTCGTTTTTTAATGCGTAAATAAAGCTGTTTACCCTAGCCATCGCCCACTGTTCAGGCGTCTTAACTGACGGCCGCACGCTACCCGGGTTGGTTTTGTATGCACCTACGCCGCGATCATACACCTTCTCTAGCATTGCAACAGTAGCTTTTTTATGTGCTGGGCTTACGCTTTCGTTGTGTTCCTTGACTTTATTCTTTAGCGCCTTGGCACGGTTGCGCTTTTGGCGTTCGTTCATCTCTTCGACTTTTTTCTTTGCCCAGGGTAACATAGATTTACCGCCCCACGCATCATACATTAAACCGCCACAGCCTTCGTCATAAGGCACGTCAGCATTCTGTGCATGCCGACTTAGAAAACTGTAAACGCGCTTTATGGTGTCGTTGCTTAGGCTTTCGCGGCTTGCTATTTGGCTCGCGCGGCGCTTACCTACTGGCGTGCCACAACTCCCCCAGCCATTTTCTTCGACGTACTCAAGCACACGCCTAGCGTTGTTTACTGCGCTGTCAGGATAGTCTTTAGACACCGCTGCTAAGTTTTGTGCTGTACTCGTCGAGCTTGTCCAGCGCAATCTGATTGACTTGCACCATGTGAGCGTCACCGCCTTCTACGCCGTTTAGGTCCTCCGTGCGTCGTGCTTCGTTAATGCTCATTATGCCCGCCTTAACAAGCGTGTCATAATACTGAGCGCGGCTTACGCTATCGCCTCGCAAAAGGTCAGCAAGGTCAAAGCGTGTGAAGTGTGTCGACCGCTCGTCAGGTGCAATTAGCTTAGAATTCATCTCCTGCTCAATCTGCCGCGTCCAAGGCACAATAGTATACTTAGCAAATTGGATAGCCTGCTGTTCTGTGTTGCTGTATGTTACGTTTGATTGCACACCGACAAGGCTAGGAGGCACGCCAAAGATTCGGCAAATTTCTTGGTTTAAAAAGTCACGCTGTTCAGTTAAGCTAGCGTTTTCAGGATCAACAGCAATGCGGTCATATCGAAAACCAAACGGAAGCAACTTAGTGCCGAGCTGGTCACCGCTATTATTCCAACTGTCTTTAATAATATCTATCTGCTCTTTTTTTAGCGGCTCATTGCTTGATAGTATTCCTGTCATATTTCCAGAACTGCCAAAGAATTCAGCAGCAAAGTCTTGCGCTGCCTTAGCAAGCCCTAACATCTCGCGGTGCAATTCTATAGGGCTTTGACCGTATAAGTTGCAAACGCGCAGCATGTCGGCGTGTATATACACGCCGCGGTCCTTAACTTCATACATAACCTGCCCGTCAACCATTTTTTCCTTGACCGACTTAGGGTTAACTATACAAAGCTCAAACGGGTTGCCATTAGGCAGGCGCTTGATAATCGCGTAAGCCTTACCATAAATTAAAATGTTTGCCACGTAAGTCTGCCAAAAATCGTAAGCTGTGTATCCTTCCTCGGCCTCTACGCTGATGAGGTCCTGTATGGCGTGACCTACGCTAGGCTGTACACCGTTAGCGGTGCGTTGCATTACGTCTAAATGTAGTTGCGCTATAGTGCTACTAATGCGTTGGACACAACCGTAAACAGTAGATAAACCCATAGCGCTTTCAGTATTTACAAAAGCGCCCGCGCGTGTACTAATGCCGCGTAGATGTGATGCAAAACCAGCGCCGCCTGTATATGCTACGTTTACAGAGTTGCGCCGGAAAATTTTTTGAAACAGGTTAGCCATTGCGCGCAAGTTACGAAAGGTTGATAATTTCAAAATAGCCTTCGTCCTCTGCTGGGCTTTTCATGTGTTCGCCTATGCCCATTATCATGGCTACTATTGGGTCTATCTTTCCGCCGCTTTTTTGTTTGTCGGCTTTTATATTTCCGGCTGGGTCCATCTTTAATTCGACGTTGCCAAGCGCCCAGCGCATAACAGGATCGCCATCATGCCACAGTTTGCCCGTCCGTATTAGAACTTCTAGTTGTTTGGTCGGTGAACTCATAGAAACAAAGCCCTGACCAAATGGGACTAGCGGCACGCCGTCATCAACTAAGTCTATGGCAATTTGCGTACTGTTGTATCTGTCGAACGCAATTTTTTGAACGTTGTATTTGTGCATCAAGCTTGTTGATTCTACTACTTGTCCTTCTGGTTTATTCATTACGCCGCTTACCTTTCGGCGTATACTAGCGTAGTCGGTAACGTTGCCATCTGTCAGATGTACATTAGGCAGCTCAAGGAACGTGCGGTAAATGTGCGATGGGTCGCGCTCTAGTACCTGTTGCACTGTGTCGCTAGGTAAGAAGTAGTGACCGCGCACATGATAGCCGCCGCCTTCTGGGTACACCATCACTAGCGCCGTCATGTCGCTGACGCTGGCAAGGTCAAGGCCGCCCCAGCATTTCAGGCCGTCAAGGTTTGCAGCGCGCTCATTGCGTACCCAAACTTCGTCCTGTATCCAAGTCTTCGAAGCCGTGACCCATTTGTTCAGGTGTTTAGTTTTAAATTCTACTTCGCGCGAGCCGCCTAGGTTTATAGCTTGCTGCAACTGACTATCCAGCAACTGCGCGCGCAAGGCAGAACCTAACGATGGATTTGCTTTTAACCATGTCTTACTGTCGGTCCAGTCGTCATCTTCATCTAATTCATAAAGGATAGCAAATTGCGCATCGTCGTGCTTTATGCCGTCTAATATTTCTTTGCACGTTTTTTGTAATTCAAAACACGGCGATTCGCGATTAAAGCCAGCCGTGGTAATTGTAAAATGCAAAGGATTGCGGCGCGCTTGCATACCGGACCGCAAGACGTTAGCGACGCCATCGGTACTGTGTGCGTGGTACTCGTCAATGCCTGCAAAGTGTACGTTGAGACCGTCAAGCGTGTCACGCTCTGAACTTAGGTAAGTGCATCGCGCCGAAAGCTTAGGCGCTTTTATATCGTGCTTGCCTGCTCGTAGGTGCTTACGTAAAAGCGGCGAAAATGTAACCATGCGTTGCGCTTCATCAAAGCCTATTTTAGCCTGGTCTTTTTTCGTTGCTGCAAAATAAACTTCCGCAGCTTTTTCTTGATCAAAGAAAAGAGCCGCCAAAGCAGCGCCAGCCATAAGCGTAGTTTTGCCATTCTTTCGCGCAACCGTTACATAAGCATAATTAAAGCGCCTTGTGCCGTCTTCACGAAACCAGCCGTAAAGATTCCACAATATAAATTTTTGCCATGGCAAAGGATTGAAAGGCTTGCCGTCCCATTCGCCGACCGTATGACGTAAAGCCTTTTGAAAAAAAGCTATGTAGGCGCGCGCTGTGTTGGGTCTAAATTCTAGCCCTCGCTCTTCAGCGGTGTCCAGGTCGTTAAGATATCGTTGGCACGCTTTGCGCGTGTACTTGCTCGCCAATATCTTGCCATGCACTACGTCTAAAGCATATTGGTGCGCCTCATCCTTATGCATCATTGAAGGTAAGTAGCTGCTCTAACTCGTCATCTATTTCAACGTCTACTTCAATGCGCTTACGTGCTGCTGGCGTCATGCCTAGTTCTTTTAAAACAACAAGATACTTAGATCGTGATTCAACTAGCATCTGATGTTCTGGCCTATGCTTTGTCATCGTGCCGCCGTCACGGTTCGTAAACTCGTAGGTATAGCCCTTGGTGTCTATTATTTCTTGCAGCTCGCGCACCTCGACCGAAAGGCAGGCGGCCATTTTTAATAAATCTTCATCGAGCGCGCCGATGTGTCGAGCACTACGTAACGCCTCTTTTATTCTGCTATACGCTAGGCGCTGCTTAGGTGTTAATTCGTTCATACTTCAAAGCTAGTTGCCAAATCGCGAAAAAAAAAACGCGATTATTCGACCATGGT